AAATTCAAATATTATCGTATGATTCTACAGGCAAATTATCGAACATTATTTCAGATACTTTAAAACAAAATATTGCCAATTATCTATCTAATTATAGAATGATAAATGATTATATATCAATTAATTCAGCAGAAGTTATTGACATAAGTATAGATATTTCTGTGGTTATAGAAGGTGCACAAAATTCTGGACAAGTAATTGCGACAATAATAAACGTAATAACCGAATATTTTAATCCTCTCGCAGTAAACCTTGGTAATAATATTTATTTATCCGAATTGAAGAGTAATATACAGCGTTTGAATGGTGTCATCAGTATATCTTCTTTGGATGTTATTAACGAGGTTGGTGGCCAATATTCTTCGGCTCAGACTTCTATGGCATATTCCGATGAAGAAAGGCGGGTCATAAAGCCTATAGATGAGACAATATATGCGGAACCAAATCAAGTATATCAGATTAGGTTTCCGGAAAAAGATATTAGGGTTAGGGTTCTGAATTTTAGGAATATTAATTTTCAGTAGATAATTTCTTCTATTTCAATAATTAATTCATCATTACCTTTTATTGCCCTATGCCAATATTTTTTGGGGATAAATATTTTGTCACCAGATTTTAATTTAATTGGGAGTTCATTATTCATTTGAAAGCCCCAGCCACCACCTTCAATAACTAAAACATTCCTATCAAATTCATCAACATGCCACTCCAATTCATCATCATCCACAAGAGGCGAAAAAGTTCTAATTTTTTTATTGTTTAATATTTTTTCTTCAAAAGGGAAGCTCATATATCACCAAAATTTGCTTGAGCCTTTATTTTTACCTGAAAATCTTGGAACCCTACAAGCCCAATATCCTGCGGTGGTTCTGTCTTTCTTTTGTGCGCATTTATGTCTCGCCGAGAATGATTTTGCGGCTTTTTTATTACCTGCTCTTGTTTTCATATTTGGATCGCCAAATGTTACTTTTTTTATTGTTCCTTTGGGTGTTTTAACATAGACAGCAAATTTCTTAGGTCCTCCCGGAGTTCTGAAAGGTTTGTTTAAATTTACATTTTTCCCTCTATGTTTTGCTTCATTAATTGCCTCTTCTTCATATAGTTCGTATGGGGCATCCAAGTAGATTGTTTGTCCTTCCACTATAATAGTTTTGCCTAAGTCACTTTCTACTAAGTCAGTGTCTTCTTCATTTAAACTAATTAATCCTTTTTCCCATAAATCTCTTACTTCATTTATCAAATCAAAATATTTTTCTGAGTATAACATAAAAATATTTTCCGTTAGTGTGAGGTTATTTTCGATATGATATTTTAATTCTTCTGATGTTTCAATATTTTCTTTTAATACTAATGTTTTTTCCTCTATCGTTTCCTTCAATATCATTTTAATTTTATCCTTTAATTCTTTCATATTTTCACTTTTCATATAATTATATGAAAAAACAAAAATGAACCCACAAGAACTTGTTAAAAAATTGAATGGTCAGATTCCACAAGTTGTAATCGATGAATTACCTTACATCATGGATAAATACAAAATAAATACTGGGCTTAGATTGGCGCATTTTCTCGCCCAATGTGCACATGAATCTGGAAATTTTAAAGTAAGGATAGAAAATCTTAATTATTCAGCAAAAAGATTGACTGAAGTGTTTAGGAAATATTTTCCTACAATGCAAATGGCTTTGCAATATCAGCGTAACCCACAAAAGATTGCTAATTTGGTGTATGGAAACAGGATGGGTAATGGCAACGAAGCTAGTGGTGATGGGTGGAGATTTAGAGGTAGGGGGTACATACAATTAACTGGTAAAAACAATTATACTGCTTTTGAGAAATCAAGTGGGTTTAAGTGTATATTGGAAAATCCTGATTTAGTTGCTACCACATATCCATTAACATCTGCTGCTTGGTTTTTCAATATTAACAATATAAATGCAATTTCTGATAGGGGTGCAACGAGGAAAGTTATAGAGGATGTGACGTTGAGGGTAAATGGTGGTAGAAATGGTTTAGAGGATAGGATAAGTAAATTCTATGTTTTTTTTAATATTCTGAAGTAACAAAGTGATGTTACGTAATATTTATGTTTAAATCACACAATTAATGCAAGATTCTATAATAACAGTGTTGGTTACAGCAATTACAGTGTTGGGATCAGCAAGTGCATGGAGATATTATGAGAATAGGGAAAGGAGAAGGCAAGAAGATGATAATTTCATTAAATTAGATTGCCGCGATAGAATAGCTAAACTTGAAGCTATACTTTCAAAATCGTCAGAGGAAAAAGAAGAAATGAGAAAAACAATTTTGGATTTGACAAGACAGGTTAGTGAATTGGCAACCAAAGTGGCTTTCTTGGAAAGAGAGAACAAGGAATTAAAAGTTGAATTAAACGAAAAACATCACGAAGATTAGGCTTTACCTTTAATAACGTTTAAGCAATATTTCATATATTCTTTTGCTTTTGCAGAAGTTGCGCTGCTGGCATATACTTTTTCAATGTCTTTGACCAGTTCTTCGCCATGTTCGTTTTCTTTATATAGTTCAATTATTTTATTCATTACTGGGTCACATTTTTTAAGAATTGGGTCAAAATAATTATAAGGCTTCAAGTTCTTCAATATTTGTGCTACTTGATATGATAGATGTTCACCGCCATCACTTATGGATGGATACAATCTCATGGTTTTTAATGCTTCAAACATATCTGTGAGGCCGTTAACGCCTGATTTTCTTATCTTAACGCCTTTGATATAATCCTCAGCACCTTCGGTATCACCCAATATTTCTTCAATTGTCTTGGTGTTTTTTGCATGACAAAAACGCTCATCCTCTTTTTTTTGTTCATCAATTTTATACATTAAGCGTATAGTTTGTCTTTCTTCTTCACTTATTATAAATTTTCTTTTCATTTTATGAAATCTTTTTATTATAAATATTGTTTAATTCTAAATAGCTTTATTAATGAAAAAAATTATTTTGTTTTTTATATTTCCACTATCTTTATTTGGGCAACGCAGCAATTATGTTTTTAAAGGTGGTGTGCAATTAACTACGGATGGTTCAAAACAACTTTGGGCAACAGTTGGAAATGATTTTTATTTTTTGTATGAACTTGGGTACAATTTTCCAAAAGATATCACTTATCTTAGACCGGGATTTGATTATCGCTCCACTCAAGTTTGGGGGCACGAAAGATTGGAAGATATAACAAAAAAAATATTTTGGTCAGCAGGTTTTGGAACAAGGATTAATAGATTTGATTTCCATTTTGCTTTCACGATGACAAAGATTGACCATTTCTACCATTTCTATGATGAAACGCTCTTCGCTTCACCTAATGGTCATTATTCTTTTAAAAGAGGATATGACGGAGAATTATCTGGGAAATTTGGTTTAATATATGATATTAAATGGATTTCTATCAAAACTGATTATGATTTGATGCAAAAAAGAGGAACTTTTGGGGTAGGAATTAATTTTGGAAAAAAAATTAAAAATTTTGATAAAAAAACTTGACAAGTAATATATTTATTCTTACCTTTGTATCGTTGTAGGACATGTTGATAGTTACTTCAAAAGAAAATTTGTAAATTTCATTACTTCAACGATTACCTACAACTAATAATGCGGCGTGGAGAAGTTGGTAACTCATCGGGCTCATAACCCGAAGGTCGCAGGTTCGAGTCCTGCCGCCGCTACAAAGTTCGGATATGTTCTTACTTACTTCTACAAATTATCGGCTATGATTAGTAGAACGATTACCGGACTTAAAAAACCCAAGCAATTAAATTTGTTTGGGTTTTTTTAATTATATATGAAAAATAAATTTATAATATTTTTGCTCTTACTTGTTTCTTGTGAAAAAGAAACTTATGACATCAAATGTGTTAAGCGTGGAAGTCATATTTTTTACCCAGCGCACGTTTTAAAGCCAAACAAACCAAAATCGTTCGATGGTTATGTTATGTTTGATGAGAGCGCAATATTTAATTCTCTGCAAGATGACAATAGGGATTGGAACAAATTGTGTGGGATATATAATTTTTATGATTTTAAAATGAATAAAAATAGTTTTATATTGGCTTGGAGGCCAAGTGGAAAACAAATTGAATTATGCCTTTACGAAAATATAAACAATGAAATCTATCAGCATAATTTAATTTATAAAGCAGAAATAAACAAAAATATTTATTATAAATTTTTATTTTTTGATGGCAAATATAGTTTGTCTGTTGATAGCACTTTGATGGGTGTTCAAAAAAATCCAATCACATATAAAAATATAGAAAATATATTTACATGGTTTGGGGGAAATAGAAAAGCTCCACAAGATATTTGTATAAAGTTTTTTTGATTTAACCGTAAACTTTGTACATATTATTAATGTAGTAACCTTTGTCTTTACCTAAAGCAGAATCAAATCTATCCTCCAAAGGAGGTAGTTGCCATATAGTGGTAACGGGGATTTCACCTTCATGAGCTAATTTTAATCCTTTGTTGATTAATTCTATTTTTCTGTAATCTGGTAGATTCTTAACTATTTTCTTGGCCAAAAGAACGGACAAAGCATAATCTCCTCTCCTTTTAAATCTATCATAACCTTTCTTATCAACATAGTTAGCCATATTTTCAAGCCATTCAAAGCCTTTTATGGTATTTTCTGTTTGTAACAAATCCGCGATTATATCTTCATCTGGTTGAACATCTTTCAAATTTTCGCCTGAAACGCCTATTAAATAAGGAATTTCATCAACTTCGGTTCTAAATAACGCATATCCTACTGCCTCATCTAAATCTGCGGTGAGATATGTTTTGTTGAAAACTGGAGTCATATAGCCCCTTGATTTCTTTGTTACTCTTTCGCTTGGTTTCAAAACTTTTGTTTGTAATATTTTTTCTCCGTTTTCTTGCCCCGTTCCATGAAACCACATTTTTTCTCTCATGGTTTCTGTTGGATTTGCCATTTCATTGATAATGCGTTCTAATTGGCGTTTTGTAAATGAAATATTCATAATTCAAATTCTTATATTTAATATTTAGTGAACCACCCAATCACTGAAGATAGCTTGGTTTTACGCTCTTTTATATAAATATTTTACAATCTTGAAAATTTTGATATATTCTAACTGCTTAGATATTTAAATAATATAAGGGATATCATCATATATTTTCATAATGCACAGAATTAAGACGGAAGTAGGGGTTGATAAACAAATCAATATAAAGCTCGAACAAGATTTCGATTTTCTTGAAATATTATCATTAAAGATAAGCCAGCAAGAAATTTACAATAGAAATTGCGCTGATTATGGTGTTGTTGTTGGTAGAATATCGGCAAATAATGGCTATGGTTTATCTAATGTAAAAGTTTCGATATTTGTGCCTATTAGTGAATCTGATAAAGAAAATCCCATAATCACATCCATATATCCATACACAAACACTCAAGATACAAATGAAGATGGATATAGATACAATTTATTGCCATACGAACCATCATATAGTAATCATGCGGCGACAGGAACATTCCCATCAAGAGAGGATGTTTTAAATAATGAGGTTGTATCAGAAATATATGACAAATATTACAAATACACTGTTAAAACAAACTCAAGCGGCGATTATATGATTTTTGGTGCTCCGCTTGGAGCGCAAACCGTTTTTGTTGACATTGACCTTTCAAATATTGGGGAGTTTTCATTGACACCACAAGATTTGATTAGGATGGGTTTGGCGACTGAATCTCAATTATCTGGCAATAAATTTAAATCCTCAACAAATCTAAATGAGTTACCACAAATTTTATCTTTACAAAAAAATATAGATGTGAGCCCTTTGTGGGGGCAGGAAGAAGTGTGCGACATTTCTATTAATAGGGTTGATTTTGATTTAAGGGCGGATGCGAATATTGATATTCAACCATCTGCGGTGTTTATGGGTTCTATTTTTTCTACTTCAGATAATGCGAGGATAAGGTCGAATTGTAAACCAAAAGACGATTTTGGTAATTTGTGTACTCTTGAAACAAATACTGGTCAAATATTGGCGATTAGGCAGACAATATTTGATGATGAGAATGGCAATCCAATATTAGAAGAATATACGTTAGAAAAATCGGGTAATGTTATTGATGGGGATGGTACTTGGGTTGTTGATGTCCCTATGAATATGGATTATGTGGTCACAAATGAAGACGGTAAAAAAGTGATAGTAAATGATCCAAAGGTTGGGATTCCAACTAAAGGCAAATATAGGTTTAAAATAAAATGGCAGCAATCGAAAAATCTTACACAACAAAACAGAAGAGCCTATTTTTTAGTCCCAAACGTAAGAGAGTATTGGCTTAACTCAACATCAGATCCAAATGAAGAAGAAAATGAAAACTCTAAAGAATATAGAGATTTGGCTGGCTCTTATTATTTTGGATTAGATTGGAGCGGTTATACAAATCCAGACGCTGCGATATCTTGCGAGGACACTTTTTATGAATTTACTAACAATAAAGTTTATAGTGTGTCCAGTTTAATAGACAATTACAAGAATGGCAGTGGCAGAGGTCGTTTTGTTGGTATAAAAGAAATAAATGATAATAGTTGTTCTTCTACAATAAACAAATTCCCTGTTAATGATGGTGTTAGAAATTTTGATTTGATATACTTTGTATTTTCAATATTATTTCAAGTTTTACAACTTCTAGGGATACCAGTTTTAATTGCCTATCATTTAATTGCGTTTCTGTGGAATAATTTTGCGGTTCCTTTATTGATTGTTTTAATTAGTTTTTTGACTTATCAATCCATAAATTTTTTCATTCAGGCTGCGACATCTGGTATTGCCTTCACATTAATTGCCGGGTTTATCGCTTTGGGTATTTTATCTTCAGTAACTGCGGGCTTATTAATATCAAGATTTAGGCGAATAACCGCTAAAAAATTTGGCAACATCAAGTTGCCTATGATAACATATCCAGATTGTCAATCATGTGAATGCGAGCAAGAAGGCATTAATGATGGGGAGGGGAATTTTCCTAATTCTCTGTTTACACAATTGAGTAACGCGGCACTATATTACGATGGTATAAAAAGTAGTTTAGTTATTTATCCAGAAGAAACTGATGATAATGATATGGCGTCTGCTATCATAGCGGAGGTTATTGGTAGTAGAACAGATGATAAAAGTAGCATAGCTTTTTATAAAAGCACGGAATCTAAAGAATATCGTTTACCAAGTAATGCTAAAAAAATATTTGGTTATTCTACCGATTTGCCTTTGGGTGAACGCATTAATGTTTTTAATAGTAGAAAGAAATATTTTGATGAGCAGAATAAAATAAGGGTTACATTTAATAAACCATCAAACGTAGGTAAATTTCATTATGATAATACTTTGACGGTTTTAATGCAGGATAAATTCGAGACTGGCACTTTATTATCTTTTGTTAATCCAGAATCATCTCAAGATTCAAATTACAATTACAGTGGTGGAACTTTTGTTAGAGGTATAACAGGTAACACAATAAATAAAGGCATTACAAATATAAACGTGAAATATGCGACATCTCAAAATAACGAGGGTAATGTATCATACATAATAGACAATCAATCAGATAATTTAAATTATAGATTTGCATCTGATATAGAATATTATCAAGTTGTTACTGCAATAACTATAAGTGATGCAGTAAAAATATGGAACGAGTCTGGCACTTTACCAAAGATATTGACAGATCCGATGACCATATATCTCAATGAGAAGGAGTTATTGTCTTGGGGGTTTCCAACATCTTATGAAATAAAGCCATCAGAATATTTTGATACCTTTGATGGTCAGTATATAACGATAATTCAACGAGGAGTTGATCCGTATTCTCCGCTTATCACAAATGAATATGGTCTGGGTATAATTTTTGGGTATAGTGACCCTAACGAAATAGTTATTACTGGCTCTACCAGATTAAATATACCCATACAAGTTTTAGATTCTAATTTATCAGTACAGTCTTTTGATAACCAAGATAGTATTTTTTATCCGTCTTACTTTTTCAATCCCGGAAATGAGTATTCTGGGTTTACTAGTAGCAATGTTGGTTATTATGGGGCAATAGATACTAATAATAGACTTGGCAATATTTTAGATTCGTTATCAATAGATAATGTCACTTATACAGTTTCAAAAATAAATAATCAGTTTGCAAGTAATAGTATAAGTGATATATCTTTCAAATACGATAGAACTGAAGACTTATCTGGGGTCGGTTATTATTATGGTAGGGTTTCGAGTAGTACCCCTAAAAATGTTACAATAGAATATCATAGCCCCTCATTATATCCTATCTTTTTAACTAATCCGATGTCAATATACAATAAAAATAAAAATGTATTGCGGACAGATAGACTACCATCTTCTGATTTTTTGGATGGTATTTCTTGGGATGACAGTGCTGGGTTGTTACAACAAAATTTAGGTTTTGCTACATATATCATAAATGTTAATTCAGATAATATTACTATTGATAATTTCAATTTTGGTGATAGTTCCTTATCGCCGGATATAGAAAATCAAATAGGGAGTAGTCAAGTTTCGAATTCTTTCGATTGTACCAATATGGTCGGATTAACTTGTTATAGTGGTAGTGGAGTCAATTTTGGAGTAAAAAACAATTGTGACGATAATATTGATGGGGGTTGTTATATATTTATGAGGAGACCTTTATTAGATTTGGGCAAAGACTTGAAAAATTTTTCCGAGTGGGGATTTAGATTTAGATTTTTTTATGGTATTTGTAGGGGAATTTTATCTCAAACATTTAGCAATAATTGGGTAAACGGTGCTCTTTTTGCGTTTCCGATTCAAATAGATGTTACATTTAATAAAAACAATGAACCAAACAATCCCGTTTTTTGTAAAGACCTCATTTTTTTTGATAAAAAAACAAATAACTTTTATTACAGGAGTTCACCATACATTTTATCGACACAAAAATTTGTTGGTAAACCTACGATTGGGAATGAATCCGCTAATAATCTTAGAAATTTATTATTTCCCACTACCATTATTGATTTGGGGATGAAAAATGAATTTTACAAGGAAATTACTTTTGAAAGGTACGCAAATTATTTTGTTGCGGACAAATTAAATCCCACCAGTTATTCGGACACTTCAGATTTAGTTAATTTATTTGTAATATCGAGAATAATAGATGAGAATTTCTTGAGGCGTATATTATCTTTTTTAAGTCGAAATAATTCACTTGGTCAATTATTTTCTAGAAAAAATTCAAGAGTTGATGGTGATTTAGCACAATTGTTATCAATAAATTCAGAAGAAGGTGTTATTAAATATTCACCCGAATTTTATAATTCCGAATCGAATGCTGTTGTATTCGACAATGGTAATAATAATATTGTAATAGGTGTTTTTTATTCATCTACGACTGAAGATATTCAATTCAAAGATTTTGTGTCGCCCGGTAGGTTGAATATAAGAACGCAAAATGGAAATTTAATTCCGTTATTTTTTGGTAATAATTCACAAGAAGTACCTAATTATCAGTGGTCTTTAGCACAGGGATCACAGAGCATATTTGGTAATGAAAATAATGATTGGGCAACAACCAGAACAAGCATCGTATCAACAAGATATCAAAATTTTGATAGGTTAAATAAAAATCAATATTTCTATACCTCTAACGCTGGTAATGATGATAGGTTGCTTAGAGGATATATATTCAATGTAAATGCTAATGGTGATTATTCATCCACATCAGGTATTTATCCAAATAAGTTTGTCGTAGGTGCGCCTAATCATTATTATTTTGGGCTTTTTAAGGGGAAAACGGCAATAGATAAGTTTAAAGCTAAATATTTGTCGGATGAGTAAATATACTATAATACCAAGCAACTTAAAATATCCGGCAGCACCTATATTAGACCAGAATCTTAAAATAACACTTGATTCGAAAGAAAAACTATTAATTAACTATGATAGAAACATATCTGTAAATTTACAAGATGTATATAACACAGAACGGCAAAATAGCAAAATATATCGACCAACTTTTAAAATCACACCTTTATATGAAAATGATTACATTGGCACAACAACATACACTCCATTAAGAGACAACTTATACTACCAAAATGCGGAAACTTCATTAGAAACATCTATTTGGTATGGATACCCCCAATATTTTGAGTTTGATTTTTTCAGACCTAATATGTATCAAAATCATGTGCCATATTTCCCCAAAAGCGCATACACTTACAATTGGTCTTATTATATAACCTATCCATTTGACAATGATTACAATAAAAAATTATACTACTCTGATGGCATAAATACATTTCAATGGTTGGCAAGCGATGGGATACCGTTTGTTTTAACGAACGTAATTGAGAATGGTATTAGTCTGATAAGGTTTAACTGTTTCGTTTCACATAATTTGACTGCTGGCGAATATATAAAATTGCCATTTTCATACAGTAATACTTCAACATATCCAGTTTATTCGTTGGGAAATGAATTTAATGGGGGTGAAGAGTTCGTTTTTGATATATTAAATATAGGTTTTACTGGTAACACATTTTATGATGGTAGAGTATCTCAATTTAAAAGGGTTTTAGATATATCTAATGAAGGGGAAACGCTTTCAAAATATTACATAAGAAAACATAAGGTAATAAAAGATTTAAATGATATTGTTATCAACAAAGCTGGATTTGATAAAACACCATTTAAGGATGATTTAAAAATAGAATACGATGTGCTAACACCTAATGGGGTTGAAAGGATATCTCAAAAAAATAGTTCAAATAGTTATATCATTTCATTGGCAAACGATATAGATTTATCAAATTTAATTGATAATCAAAAGAGGCCAATAAATCAAATATTTTTAAGTATTGTACATAGGGGTTATTCGGGTTTGTTTAACAAACCTAATAACAATATTGGTATTAAACAGGGATGGGATTTTAATACGATTTTATCAGGAAGTTCTTGGTGGGCAACAAATAACACTCAATCTGATACAAGTATAACAGTAGGGCAATATTCTTTGAGTGGTTTTAACTTTTACTATAATAATATACTCGATAAAAATGATATTGTTGATGGAGATTTTTGCGAATGGAATGATTATGAGCAAAAAGAACGTGTTATTTCAAAATATGTGCAAAGCATAAAATATAACGAAAATATATTTAACATATCATCGAACAGTAGGTTTTATTATTACCCACATATGTCGATGCCTATTAGGATATTTTCGGATTATATTGAGACGGGTCAAGATGCGACAGGCGTACCAAGCTGGTCTTTTTTTTCGACTGTTAACAATGAATTCAGGTGGAGAGACTTATATGATATAGGATTTTCTGATGATGTCACAAATGGTCTAGATTATCCATTTTTAAATAACGCGCATTATACATACGGAAATTTTATATTCAAAATATTTGGTGATGGACAAAGGGGTTTTGAATTGGATATTGTTGAGTTTCCAACGCCAACACCGACACAAACGATTACGCCAACAACAACGCCAACAAACACATCTACTCCAGTTCTTCCAACAACAACACCTACGAATACGGTAACATCTACACAAACTCCTACGAATACGATTACACCAAGTTTGACGGCATCTATTACAAGAACCCCATCACAAACACCGACAAGGACTACAACGCCGACGCAAACGCCGACGAATACCTTAACACCCACAAATACGGTAACTATAACGAATACGCAAACACCAACCAGAAGCGTTACACCTACTAACACGGTAACACCTACTCAAACACCTACGAATACGGTAACGCCTACAAGAACGGTAACGCCTACAAATACGGTTACACCTACGAACACAATTACACCCACTAATACGGTAACACCTACGAATACGGTAACACCTACGAATACGTTAACGCCAACTAATACGATAACACCAACATCTACGCAAACACCTACAAGCACAACGACGCCTACACCAACACCTACAAGCACAACGACGCCTACACCAACACCTACAAGCACAACGACGCCTACACCAACACCTACAAGCACAACGACGCCTACACCAACACCTACAAGCACAACGACGCCTACACCAACACCT